AACAAAAGAATGTATTTCTTCAAATACAATTTTTTGGTTTTTATCTTCAAAGTATTCAGATTTAATAAAAGGAATAACTTTTCGTATATATTCTTCATTATGCAAAAGATTTCGCAGAATTAAAAACTCAATTTGGTCCATGTGGTATATCAAATACAAATGTTATTCTTGTTTCATCACCAATATTTACAGTTCCGTGTGGTAACTTATTATTAAACCAAAAAAGAGTTCCTGGTTCAACAATTAGTGTATCAGTTCCACAGAAATATTGATATCTTCCAGATATTGAAAGGTGATACCTATCTCTTGTTAAGTAATAAGTTCCTTCATCAATATGTGCTCCTACGATCTCATCTGCAGGTAATGCCAGAAATCCACATCGGTGCAACTCTTTATTTCCAAGATGTTTGCGAATAATCTTTCGGATTTCATTATGATGTTCATATGCAGGAGTTTTGATATTCATTTCAGAGTCTCCAACAAAGTCTTCTTTGTTCTTAACCCCACCCAGTATAAGTTGTAATGCACTTATTGGCAAATCATCAAATCCCCTATCAACTAAAGACTGAGAATCTTTCAGATGTTTCTGATGATCCCAGTCTTGTGGATATTTTTTTAATTGATTAATAACTTTATTAATATTAATGCCAGTTTTTATAACTTTGATCATGTTCCATAAGAAAACTCACCCTTCGCAATTACATCAAGTTTTTCCATTACTTCTGGTGGAAAATATTTTTCTGGACTTTTAAGAATCTCTTTGGCATAAAGTTTCTTACCGTCAATTTCATAACGACCTGCAACATTCTTCCACATTCCACCCAATTCACCAAGTTCTAAAAGACCATAATGGCGATCAAGACCTCGTTCATCATAGAACAACCGAATTTGAACTTCTTGATTTTCTTTACTTAAACGTGATTTGTGTGTCTTTGCTCTAATGATGTTTCCAATAACTTCTGTTCCATCCTTTTCTTTTGATTTTGAAAGATAGATGATTGTAGAGGCAGCATATTGTAATCCAGAACCACCAGACATTTGCTTACCACCATAAAGACTCATACTTTCATAAGTGTGATTTGTAACGAGCATAGGAATCTTTGCCTGACCCAATTTGAGAGTCAGCATACGGAAAGCACCCTTGATAAGTTGTGCCTTAGTCATGTCTCTCGTATCCTTCTCTGCCAAGGCATCATTAATTTCTTTATTTGTAGAAAGCATTCCCAGAGAATCTAATACAAAGATACAAGGATTTCTTTCATCCTCTTTTTTCTTTAAGTAAATATCAACTGCCTTGAGTGTTTTAGTACGAAACTCTTCTACCGTAACTACATTGACAACCACCAGACGATTTGTATCAACTCCTCTACTTTCCAAAAGGGATTTTGTGATTGCTGCTTCAGTATCAAAATACAAACAATATCCAGTAGGATTATTATCAAGGAAATTTTTAACGACGGCAAGAGAGAAGAAAGTTTTTCCAGTAGAAGTTTCCCCTGCGATTGCAGTAATTTTATTCCCAGATACACCACCAAATATACTACCGGATACAAGAGCATTAAAAATGTATGAACCCGTATCCACATAAGTTTCAGTTTCATCAATCTCTGATGCTAGTTGAGTATATTCCCCTCCAATCTCGGAAACTATGTCGCGTAAAAAATTTAATTCAGAATCTGCCATTTTTCTATCTATTTTGTATGATTATACTACAAAAACCACTTCAAGTCAACTTTGTTGAGGAACAGCACGATAACCTTTATGCGATTTCGTATTTCTTTTATAATTAATAAGATTCCAAGTAGTTCCAACATCTAAATTATTTTCTTTACAAAATTTAGTAATATTTTTTCCCCGAATAATTTCACCTTCAGGATTTATAATTGAAAATTCTTTACTGTTCTTTTCCGCTATTTTATTTACAATTTCAATATCTCTTTTCTTTCCATATAAAAAATGCTTTTCTCCTTTCATACATTCACTTAATTTTTTTCGTGTTTCTTCTGATGCCTTTCTACCTTTATTTTTTTGACCTATTTTTCTTTTAGTTTCTTCAGAATGTGATTTTCCATAATTAGGAGGTATTCTACCTTTTAATGATTCGCTCAATTTTTTCTTATGCTCTTCATTTCTATTTTTAGAGTATTCACTCATTTTATTTTTAATTTCTTCAGTCATAACATATGGTTTTTTACCTTTCTTTGATTCTGACATTCTAATTCTTGCACCTTCATAAAGATGAGAATTATAATATCTACCTTTTGATTTCATTAAAATATGAGCGTGAATCATTTTAGTAGTTTTTTTATCCTTAATTCCACACCTCTTAATATAAATCTTTTCCAATAAAGCGTGAGCGATATAATGTTCCCTTGATGTTAGAACTACAATCCTTTTATTATTTCCAAAGATACTTTTCGGAAATGTATGATGCTTTTCTGTATAACCTTCAGGTGGAGTTCTATCCTCTGCTTTCCTGATAAGATTACAATAAACCTTTAGATAGTTCATTTATATTCTATTGAGAGTGCATTACTATTTATAATAGAAAAGGTGCCCCAAAGCACCTAATCTTCCTGTGAAATTGCACTCTCAACAGGTGCAGTTATTTATCCTCCTTTTGTTTTTGTTTAATAAGATGATTCATTTTATAAGACCAGAGTTTTTGATAAAGAGCAGTATCACCACCCAGTCTCATAGCACTAATGATAATATCAAATTCTTTTTCATTAATAGGCAGTTCCATTAGATAAAGAAGTTCTCCAGACTAGTCGTTTTTTCAATATTCCACCCAATAGAATCAAGAATGATTTTGAGTGGTTCTAAAAATGCTTTCTCAAATTGTAACTCATAATCAATGTATTTGTCAAGATTCAATTCTTTAGGAAATTCTTGAATGAATGAAATAATATTTTCATGAATTGTATTTGGTTTTTTTAGGTAAATAAATTTAACCTTTTCACCATTTTGTATAAGTGAATACTTGTTTGTTAGTTTTGCTTCCTTTATATAATGATTAAACAGAAGTGCTCCACGAACGTGAATTGGAGTTCCTTTAGAATAAATTGTAGAAGATGATTTGTATTTTTGTATGTCTGATGCAGAACGAGGAAATGAAATCTGTTCTGGAGAGAGTTGTTTAAACTCTTTACGTGCAGTTTCAATAAAATTAATCACTTCATTCTCAGTTCCATTCATCATAATCTTTAAACAATCTTTAATCATCTTACGACAAGGTGCTGGAGTTGAAGATTTAACTGCCTCAATACCCATCATCTTAAGTTTAGGTTCAGTATACCTAACTCCTTCACTATCCCAAACATTTAGAATATATCTTTTCTTAGCAGTCCATATTCCACGATCAGCAATATTCTCCCGTTTCATTTGCATCTTCTGGTCATAGGCATTCATATATTCCGCCAGTTCTTGGTAGCAACCTTCAATATACTTTTCAAGTTCCACCTTACAGATCTTATCAAGGAACGAAACAACGCTTTCAGTAGTTTTCTCTCTTCCCTTGTATACAGTTTCAACCAAAGGACCCATATGAAGATAAATGGAGTCAGTATCAGAAGCAATAACATAATCAACATCCTCAGTTTTAAGAAGTTTATTGAGATAGGTGTTCATTTTACTCTCAATCCAACGAATCGCAACCTGTCCCGAAAGAGTGATTGCTTCCGCATTTGCGAGTTTATAATACCTGAACCATTCATTTCCAATAGCACCGTACAAACTATTAAGTTGTATCTTCCTTGCCATTTGGTTATTTGTATATTTTGAAATATTTTTAATACAAGTTTGACGAATTTTTTTCAACTCTTCTGTTGATATTTTAGAATAATCAATTTCCATAATATTTTTCAAACGAAATGTTTCTCCACATCAATACTCTAGTAACATTTGAATTTTTTGCTCCATCTTTTCTATAAAGATTTTGATTAGAAACCCAAATATTAAATTCTTCTTCGGTCATAGAAATAAATTTTAATTTTGTATTTTTTCTAGTTTCTGATATTTTTTTTGATTTTTCTGGAGAACAAGGAGAAGATTTTCTATTTTTGGGGTAATCTACCTTCATTCCCACTTTCTTTTTTCTCATTTTTTCTATTCCATTTTTTATAGAATCTTCGCTTGCCCCAAAATATTTTTTCCCCTTCATATCATCTCTCGATTTACCAGTTCTAATATTGGATAAACAATTTCTAACTATTTCATATTGCCTTGATGTATATTTTCTTTCTTGAAGTTCATTACTGACGCACATCATAGCAAATGCAGAACCCATACTAAAAGTTTTATTGTTTCTAACTCCATATCTTTTTAAGCAAATTTTATAAAGTAACCAGTGTGCTAAAAAGTGTTCTCTTGGGGTTAGTCCAACTATCCTATCATTTTTTCCGTAAATTGAAACTGGAAAAATGTGATGCTCTTCAATATAAAATTGAATATATTTTCTTTTCCAATTTCTACTTTCAGCATTTCTGATTAACTTACAATAAACCTTTAAATAATTCATTTGACTTAAATACTTTATACTATTTATATTACATAGTATTTAAGTCAACATTACGACACTTTAATTCATCCTCAATTTTTTCCAATTTAGATTTTTCTTTTAGCATTTCTTTTTTGAAGTATTGCCTATCCTCAAAAATCTTCTCTACAAGTTCAGGAAATACTCCTTTTTTAGTTGTATCATACATACACCCATTTGCAGTGACACATTTGCCAGCAATATTATCAATAACAACTTCTTTATTTAATAATCTATCTACACTTACATTTGGATATTTCTCATCTAAAAGTGTTTCTGGGGATATATTATATTGCATAATAAGAGAAGGATATAGAGATGTTAAATCTAAAGATAAAATCCAATCATACTTACCAGGAATTGGTTCTTTTACATAAGCACCTGCATACTTTTCATTCTTTTGAGATTTACTTTTTGGTGGAATTACAATATCTCTTTTCTTCAGATAATTGTAGATAATCGTATCCCAAACACGAACCTGATAGAATACATCAGCATAATTTACTTTAGCATCATATGCCATCGTGAGAGCAAGTTCAATCAGTTTCATCTTGTCTTCTAAACGATCAACAAGTTCCACGTCAACGATGTTATATTCAATAAATTTTTGCCACCCTTTCGTATAAAAATCTTTAAAAGTATTAAACTCTGAGTGATCTAGTTTTTTCTGTCCCAGTTCTACTTCTGCAATATAATCAAGACGATATGACTCTTGTGCTTTATAAGTAAACTTCTTATAGAGGTTGAGATAGTCTAACTGAGTGAGTCCTCCAATATCAAACGTAATATGCTTACGTCCAGTAATAAAGATTTCACCTTCAGTCACAAGTCCCCAGTTAGAGAGGCGTTTCATTAACTTCTCACCAAGAACACGATTTAATCGTTTGCAAATATATGGAATATCATAAAGTTGAATATTCCATCCAGTTACAACATCAGGAACATCAACCATCCAATAATTGATAAAAGAATTTAATAATGCATATTCAGATTCACAGCAGTGATAAGTTACATCACCACGTACATTATTAAATGGTTTAACCCCCCAAGTAACAATTTTCTTAGTTGTATAATCTTGAATACTGATTGCAAGGATCTCTTCTGCACAAGATTCTACATCAGGAAATCCTCCCTCAGAAGCAACCTCAATATCCAAAGTTACTAA